GTCCATTCCGCTGGGGAAACTTCGACTTTACCTTCCGCTTGTTTTTCATATGAAAGAATTAAATCAGCGTCGGAGTCTGCAGTCGCTTCACTTCTTGTTTCTTGGGGTGCCGTATCCTGTTCTGATACAGATTGGTCAATCAAATCAGCCATTCCGTCAGCATCCTCCATCGCAGCCTTAGACTCTTTCATGGCTTCTTGCGTTTCGATTACTGCATCGGCATCATTGACCGCTTCTCTAGACTTGCGAATTTTGTCCATGACGTTAGCTGATTTCTGTCTAAGCTCTGTCACGGTTCTTGGTGCGTTAACGATGGCTCTTGAACCCGCTGCAGTCGCAGTGATTGCAGTACCACCGATACCACCTAGTGCAAGCTCCTCCACGCCCTTTACAGCGATCTTTCCAGCTTCCTCTAGGTCAAGCCTTCCCCCGACTGATGCAGCTGCCGTAGAGGCTGCGACTTCACTTGCGCCCTCTTCCACGGCTTGGACTGCAGTATCCTTGGCAAAGCCTTTGATCAGCTTGCCAGTTTTCTTAGCAATCCCCATGGACTTGCTGGCCGCTTTAATTGTGTTGGCCCCTGCAAGTAAATTTCCTACTGCTTCAAATGAAGCCATAGTCACGGAATAAACGGAAGCTTCTTTTTTCATGTCCGCCATAAAGCGCGGGTCAAGGAAAGCCTTTTCATAGTTGATTGAGCCATCGCTATTTGCGAATCTTTCTGCAGCTTGCTCCATCACGTAGCCTGCAAAAGCGATTGGTAAGTTTGTCGCATAGGCAGTCGCAGCGCCAAGCGCCGGATTAACTGCACCAACCGCAAGACCTGGTGCTGAAGTGACCGCCGATGATGCTGCCATCAATACAGCTTCTTCTGGATTTTTTGCCATGGCTTCTGCCACACCATAGAGAGCGCCAAGTAAATCTTTGCCTGATGCTAAATCCTCTTTAAGCTGGTCCACTCCAACTTGCATGTAATGGTATGCTAGACGAGGAATTGCGCCCAAAGGAATCGAAGCCTTGCCTAGAACACCGGCTATCTTCTTAAAAGGCTCTGATACTTCTTGCGCAGCTTGGCTGAACTCTGCCATGCCTTTCACAAAGCCCGAATAATCTTTGCTTCGACGGATGTTGTCCGTGACGTTCAAAGCTTGTGCAGCTTCAGCTGGTGAAGTCTGCCCTAAAAACAAAGCTGAAATTGCGTACGCATTTCTAACTAGGTTTATGTTTTCGCTTGCTGCTAGGTCGGCGATTCTTGATGTCGTCTTTCTGCCAATTGGGCGCGACGATAATATTGTCTTTTTTAAAACATCAGGCTCGTCCTGAATCTTAGTCGTGTTCTCAGGTGCCAATCCCCACTGTGCCATCTCAGGGAAATATTTTGCAATCGTTGGGATTTGGCGCTCTACCTCTGCCTGCTTACCGCTGCCAGAACGAGCAAGAATAAGGGCATCATTTGGATTAAATCCATTTTTAGTAAGCCGCCTTGCCTCCAATGCTACTTGCCCGTCTTGCGGTAAAGTCGCTGTGGTGGCTATAGAAAGGCTCTGTGCTCTCTGCTCTTGAGCTGGCACTGGTGGTGCAGATGAAGGGACTTGAAAGTCTGCCATGGCCTGATCAAGCGGGCTTTCTTCTGCCACTTCCGGAGCTTGGAAATCCCCCATGATCTGATCAAATGGATCCGATTCAGATGAAACACTTTGAGGCGGAGTGCCCGCAATAGTCATGGGCGCTTGAGCGCCCCACATAGACAATCTTTTTTGCGCTCTGTTTACCAGGCCTGGAACATCTTCATACATGCCCGTGCTTTCATTTCTTGCTTTAGTGTAGCGACCGATTCTTTCGGCGACTCTATCTAGTGGCTCCGAATTAGCTGCCTGCCAAAAACCATTGCGATCAAGAGTCGTGGAGCCAATGTTGTACTCCATATCGACTAGCGTATCGAATTGCCCTTGGGTTAAATCTTGGCGGGTAACTCGTTTAGCTACGTTATCTTCCGCCTGCTTTAAGCGGTCCACTAGTCGGCGCTCAGCTTCAGCCGGAGTTATTTTTCTAGTCGTGTCGCCTTCAGTATCGCCGTAACCAATAGCCGTTTTACCGGTCTTCCAATCACGGTACGGCTCTAGTCGAAGCCCTTCTTCTCTTTTGATAAATTCAATTAGTTCTCTAGATGATTGCCTGGCCACTGTGTCTCCTCAAGGTGCAGCGGTCTTCGATTGGTAGTGTCTCAGTGCCGCATTAATGTTTTCATCTGTTAGTGGGATATTCTTACGTGTGAGATAGTTCCTAATTTGATTAACCTGTTCGCGGTTAGGTGCCTGGTTCCCTAGCCCTTGCGGCTCAATAGGTCCTTGCTCAAAACGCGGCTCAGCTCCAAACCAAGTGCGGACTGACTCCCATGTACTTTGAACTGGTTTTTTATTTTGATCGATTTCAATTCTCAGCTTTCTCATGACGGCGGTATCAATATCCATCTGAGCACGTGAAGGGTTGGTCGCTCTTTCTTCATTGTAGATTTCTACGGCTCTTTGTTTAAGATTCTCCATCTCTGGGAATCCTGCAACGTAACCAATGCTCGCACCAATACTCTGGGCAAGTCCGTAGATTCTGCCATAGTCCGCGTCCACGACTCTCTGGTCTCTGTTGTTTCGGCTTCGACTATCATCAAGCTTAATTTGTTGGAGCTCACGCAATTGTCTTGGGCTCAATTGATCTGCGTATGCTTCTGGGATGATCTTTGCAAAACCATCCGGTGCGTTCTGTCCTTGCATAACAAGGTTATTAAAAACGCCAGCGTTTCCTGGCATAGGAACTTGGTTGTTGTTATTGTAAACTCTTTCAGCGAATGAAAGGATTCTGCTTTGCTCAGTAGAGTCCAATGTTTTTAATGTCGCTTGATCAATAGGTTTTCCCGCCGTGATCTGGCTAAACATTGTCGACATTGTTTGCTCAGTCGCGAGTTTCTTTTGCTGTTCTTCTAGAGCAATTCTGCCCTTATTGAACTGCATGGCCTTACCATATACTTTGTCTGTCGGCGAATTATAGCGAAGGAATTTTTCCTGCTCAGCTGGATTCTCTGAGAACTCCGCTGCCTGAGTCATGAGATTACGTGCAACGTCTAGCTCGCCATCTTCGCGTGCCTTGCTGATTAGCTTGACTGCTTTCTCTCTGTCGCCAGGAGTAAGACGTGAATCATAGTTAATTAAAGTACGCTCTGCTTTATCTAGAGCGCCAAGTGTTGCCATCTGGCTGATAGTGCCTACAAGCGTTTTAGATACGGCTTGGTTAGCCCCTGCGGCTGCTAGGTCTGTGTATGTCTCGCCAGTCTCAGGGTCAATGCCGATGGGGTTTTCGCCCCATTTAACTTTAGCGGCTTCGACTGCATCTCTTTCTACTTGAGCAAGAGACTTCGCAAAGACTTCTTCATCTGCAGAAAATTCAATCGCATCGTTCATCGATTGATTTAATCTTTCACTGAATGTTTGCTGCCTTAGCTTTTCGCCCTCTCCATACTGGTGGGCAAACCCAAAAGAATCGTAGCCCGTGATGGTGTTGTCAGCGATTAGATCGAGCTCTGGTCTTAGCTCAGCTGGGTATTCTGAAAGAATAGTATCGACGCTTTTAGCGAGCGTGTCTTTGATCTTTGGGACTTTAGTTAGTGCGTCCGTGCCTCTAGTCGTAGCAGCTTTTGCCTTAGCTTCATAGAGTGCGCGGGTCGTTTCGTTCTTTGCTTTGGTGAGAATAAATTTATTCTTGGCATCTCTGGCCCTTGCCGCTGCAGCTTCTCTGGATTCAACGTCTCTTGCGAGCGTCGATATAAAGTCTGTGCTTATTCTGGGGGCTTCACCTGGGCTAAAGCGAACTCCGCCTACTGGTGAAGATGCTCGGGCTTGACGAAAACCAGGTTGTAAAAGTTCTTGTGGTGTCCTCATGCCCATTATCTACTACTCCACGCTGATGCGCCAAAGTTTAAAGCGGATCCGATCATACTAGCATCGCGCACATTTCTAGCGTTTGCAAGATTATAGCGCTCGCGGGTCTCTTCTAGCTCCAATCCGTATACCTCGCGCAGTGCGTTCATGCGCTCTTGCATTGCGTTTTGCTGGGCAACAAGATTGTAACTATCCTGAACTCTTTGTACGGCTGCGCCTGAAACATCCTGTCCTTGCGCTGCCAGCCTTACTGTAGCGTCTTCAGCCGCGGCGCGCCCCTCGGATTCTGCGCGCATGGCGTTCTGACTTCCTCTAAAAACAGCATCGGACATTTGGTTTCGGACTTGAAAAACATTAAGCCTGGAAGCTCCAACTTGCTGATTGTAAGCCAGGTTGGCATTCATCACGTCAGCAAAAAACTTTGCTCCGGAAAGTGCAAGCCTGGCGTTTTTAGCCTCAGCTGATTGCGCTTTCATTTCAGCTGTCTGCCCTTGAACTGCACTTGCCACTGGATTAGCTTGAGGGGCTGTAGTTTGCGTGTCAGGCGCAGCCTGTAAGCTTGGTGCTACTCTTTCTGAATCGTTGATTTGCGGCGATCTGATGACCCTTACTCGAGCAGTGCTTAATGGCGTCGCATCTGCTTCTACGTTTATGGTTCCACCCGCATTACTTATTAAGTCCACCTGCCCTTGAGCATTTCGACTTGTGATTATTCCATCTTCATCACCAAAAAAATCTTCCATTGAGGCGATGCCTCTAGTGTTAGTTACGGCCATCTAATCCCCCGATAGTCCTTTTGGGTAAATTGAAAGTACGGTCATAGGTGCTGGGTCGTTTTGTAAAATGCGAACACGACCAGTACGTTCCCATGAACCGGCGACTGATATCTCTTTAAATCCGCTAAAGTTTTTTGTGATGTTGTCGACGTCTGGGTCGTCGCGGAAAAGAACGGGGAGGAAATCCGTCTCCTCCTTCGTTCCCGCCTGCCCATGGCGTGTGTTGTACAGAGCAACACCAAGGGCAGTAATTAACTTGGGCTTGTCTGTTAATGTTCTCTCACCTTGTACCTCAAGGTCAAGTGATTCAAACTCACACTCGTATGGAAGGCCCACAACACCCCAAGCGTAATAGTCGGGAAGCTCAAGCTCTCCTGCGCCATCAACTGTTAATGTCGGAAACTCGGCGTTGTTGGGGCTTGATAGCACTATCCCTTCCGCCGATAGTGCCACTTGTTTGTTTGCTAAATGGGTTAATCCGTAAAGTCGGTTGCTTGCGAAATTCCATTGGCTTTGAAGCCTTACTTTATTCACTCCTGTTTGGTTCTCTACGTCTCTTAAGGCAGGGGGGACGTCCTGCAAAAAGTAACCTTCATACGCGTAAGCAAAATTTACTGGTGTTGCTGTTGCTTGAGGCACAAAACGAATCTTGGTGTCACCAAAGTAAAAATCAATCCTTGGTCCTGCTGGGTCGATCATTACGTCTAGGTCTGTGTCACTTTCTACTATTAGCGTCTCACCCGCTTCCCAAGTGGTGCCTCCAATGATGTTTAAAAGTGTTTGGGCACATGGGGTGTCACCCATAAAGGTGTTTGTCTGCAGGGTTAAAAGTAATGAGTTGGGGGTGAAACGGCTATTTCTGAATCGAGCTATTTGGGTGCCAATATCTGTTAACCTGTACCCAAAACAAATTGCCGCATCCACGTATACTTCCGCTTGCCCTTCATCATCGCTTCTGTCCGCCATTATTTCTAGATATCGGACCCCGTCTCTAATGATATATGCAGCCAGAGATTGCGTGTCCGGCGATATAAACTGCCCTTCTGCTAAAGGAGATATTGGGTTTGGGTTTGCTCTTGGTGCGTAGTAAACTGGTTTTTTAATTGGCATTATGTTTTCAACAAAACCGTTTGTTTCGAAAGTACTGAACCCCACGCTGCCACTCTCAAAGTTAACTGAAGCCACTATTATGGTTCCTGCTCTATCTAGCAGAAAAATCAAATCTTCTACGCCAGTAATGACTTCCATTCTGTGAATATTTGCAGTAATTAAGTGTTCTGCAAAGGCCCCTATTTCCCCAACTGCTACAGCCCCATTGTCTGCAAATTCAATTGCCATTAGCTTAGTGTGGTCGTTATTTAAATAATATCCTCTTCGATCGTTGCTCCGTGGTCTTACTGTTTCAGAGCAACCATCTGAAGATATTTTAAATGGGTTAACCGTAGTGGGAGTGAGTGCGCCGTCTTCAGCTCCTCGAATGACATACGCGCCGTTAGCAGTAAATAGTACTAGTCGCTCCATTGCTAGTGAAGCCACTACATCTCCGCCATCAGTAACGGGGACGTTGAATTGAAAAGGACCTACGTTCGTGTATATTCTTGGGGCCTCTAAATCAATTTGGGCGCCGACTCTTGAAGCCGACATCGTTCCCTTTGGAGATCCCGTAATGTTACAATCAAAGATTAATCTCTGCTGGTATACGGCAATTGCTCTGGCATCGGATACTGCAAAACCAATTGGGGCTTGTGGCCCATATAAGGTGTTATCGTCCGGCAAAACTTGAGAAGCGTCTCCGCCTCCAAAATCTTCAAATCTTAGTTTAAGTGCGTTTAGCGTACCCGGCAGAACTCCGGCAAGAGTTAGCATTCCGCCGCCCTCTCCGACTGCACGATATATTCTGTAGGTCCGGTATCCTGGGTCTGTTGCAAATGTCCACTCTATGAAATTCCATAGCCCTGGGTTTGGAAAAGCTATTCCGCCTGGGAGAGACATTGGAGGCGTTGTGTATTTGCCTAAATCAAACTCGGTGCCTCTTTGGTCTACTCCTCTCAGCGCATAAGTGACTGGGTAGTATGGGCCTGTTCCATTTCCAAAGCCAACCCAAGAAGTGGGTCCAAATATAAAGGTTGGTTTTCCTACCACGCTCCATGTTTGAGGCGTTTTGTTAAAGAACAAATTAGTTTTAGATACTACTGATGGGGGGCCAATAAAAGTGCTTTGATATCTTCCTGCCACTGCAACACCGTTATCGATTTCAACAAAATCTAGTTTTTCAAGAAAATTTTCTTGAGTGTCTATTTCGTAGGTGTCTTCGATAAAATTATTGTAAGCTAAGTATTTTGAGGCTGAATCTTTATACCTAATTTCTAATAAGATTGCTCCGTTGTTACCTGTTAAAGTCTGAGTGAAAAAACCTGTGATGTGCGGTCCATGCCCGCTGGCTCCTTGCTCAACCCTTCCTTGGTACGGGTGAGCCATTACGTGAATAAATCCAGGGCGGTTTGAAAAACCTCCGGTTCTTCGAACGAAAAAGTTTCTTAGTTTTCCTGCGCCCTGGCTGTACGCCACGGCATTCGATTTAAATTGAAGGGTGGGTGCAATTTCACCATATGCAAAAGATAGTTGTTTTCCCGTGCTCATACCACCATCCTAGCATGAATGCCTTGATTGAATATAGATATTTGGCACATCAAGTTTTTGAGGGGCCCTGCCTTCATCGTTGGCTACTTCCATCCAAATCTTATCGTCGAGTTTAACGGCTAAGGAATCAAGCACTCTTCCAGCCTTATCACTTAATAGAGCGGGTGCAATGTCCATTGCGATCTGAGCCGCAAAAGCTCTCCCAAAATGATCTGGAAATTGATTGTTGTAATCCATTTTCACAGTGTACTTACCGTGCGCATTAGGAATGTTAGAATTAATCTTAGCTGCGCCCGTCGAATATTCTTCTTCCCATTGGTTCTTGTTTTGCTCTAAGAGTGCGTACTTCGAAAATCTGCCATTAGGGGCCAGCTCTCTAAGCACTAAACAATCTACGGGCAGCGAGTAGGTAAACCTCCAAGCTGCGTTTAAGTCTTCACCAAGTAAAGGTAAAGCCTGGGATGTCGTAGCAAAATGCCATGGGTGCTTTTCCAAAACCGCTGTAAGTGATTGATCAATGAATCTTCGAATTATTCGAGCTTGGTTTGATTGATCGGTGCTTAAGTCTTGAATGGATAACGCGGATCCTAGGTTTAAAAGGGCGCGGTTAACGATGTCATTTAACTGCATCATACGTCACGCCCTTTACAATTAAACTAGGTTATCAGCGGCTTCTTTGGCTGCTTTTTCTGCAGCTGCCTTCGCTGCTTTTGACTTTGGCTTTTCTTGCTCTGGAAGACCATTGGCTTCCTTCATCTGCAAGAGTTCTTCACCTTCTACGATCATCTCGTCAGCAACAAAAACTGTGCGCTTGATGATCTCTGTCTTTTTGCTCAAGACTTTTGGCTCACTAAGAAGCTCTAGACAGTCAGGGGTTTCACCATTCTTAAAAACACCGTTATATACAAAAACGTCTCCGATTTCATACATGTGGTTTTTGTGGTAAACCGGCTTTAACGCTTTAGCTTTTACCGATACGTGAACTAGTTCGCGCTTAATAAGCTTTACTTTTTTCATGATCCCCTTGTCCTCTTTTAGTTTGGAGAAATGTTAGTGGGAGCCCTTACGGGTTCCCACGATATCCGTTGTCTACTGCTGCAACGATTGCCGCTGTAACTGTGCCGGTGTCTTCTGGGCTTGCGCCAGCTACGACCACATAGTTCAATCGAAGGTAGCGACCCGTGATTGCTCTTGGGAGTACTTCGATTGGGCAAATCCAACCCTTAACCGCTTGAGCTAAAGTGATGGGGAGCGCAATGTGCGTGACTGTACCTGTTGCAAAAGTCGAGTCGTCGCTTGATTGAACTTGAATCGTCAAAGAGACAAGCTCGCTGAAATCTTCAGTGATCTTGATGTAAAGAGGAATGTCCTCCCCCATGCCTTTTCTACGTCTAAGCTGTTGCTGTAGATATCCAGTCTTTCCGAGTGGTCCTAGGTCGACCACGTTGGTAGACGGTGCCGTCGTTACGATCGCTTGGTTTTCTGAGAAGAGGGTCTTTGTGTCTAAAATCATTTTTGCCTACTTGTTATGAATTTCTTTTTCTTATTTAAACGTGGCTGTATTAAACAACCACGTCCTCATTTTCAACTAGAGCATCACACTCATGGATAGGAATACCGCGGAATCTTAACACTTCTTCAGCGTTAGGACCAGCTTGGTCGCGAGTGATGAACAAGTTAATGTTCGTCTGTAGGCGAGCTTGGTAATCCAAGAACTTAACCATAGTCGTGTTCATGTACCAGAAAGTTTTACCTTTCTTAACTCTACGGCCTTTGTGCACGTAGTATGCTTCAGTCATGAGGTTAACAAGGTTTGCACCTGCGTTGGCATCGATCTCAAGGTCGCTGATATCGATGTTACATACGCGAGCAACATACTGCCAGTTACGAACTGACAAACCAAAGTGAAGCTCGAAGTCCTCGCGATAAACGTGGTACTTGTTACCTTCGTCGTCAAATGCTACTTCTACGCCGCGATCTTTACGCTTAACACCCGCTGTTGAGCCTTTAGGGTAGATAAGGTGTGAGCCGTCTTGAGCCCAAGTGATCAACCAGATAGACGTGTTATCTAATCCAGTGCCCCCGCCTTTGATGATCTGCTTGCCGTTTTCAGCTGTAGAAGAGTTGAAACGTGGAGCAAAACCTGTAGGCTTGCGTGGGTCTTGTTGTGAGTCGTGGTAGAAAATTGCTGTTGCAAATTCTTGAGCCATTGATTCTAAGTGACCGTTAGCCTCATCAAGGCGAACTGACCTTTTTTCTTCAGCCTTTTCGAAAGTATCAACGTAAATCTGATCAACTTCAGAAGCAGATCGGACAAAACCTGTCACGTCTTCTACTAGCTGCTTGGTGCCTTTTGTAGCAGGAACGCCTTTGTAAAGCTGTCCCCATGTTACTTGAGGTAGTCCAGTACGAACATAAGTCTTATGTCTTGTACCGTTGTTACATTCAAGCATCAAGGCATCTTGAAGGATAGGGTTGTACTGGGCCAGGAGTTCAATAACATCCTTAACCTCAGAGTTTTTCGGCTGAGACGCCAAATCAATCAATGTGGGAAAATTTGCTGTAAGTATGGCCATGTTTCTCTTTCCTTGGAAATGGTGCCTTTATCAATTATTAATAATGTTCAGCGACATTCGTTTTTGTGTCAAGCATTTATTTCATGCTTGGGTACAGTCTTTGAAGTCTCGCTGCTTCTGGGTCTGCGTTTCCTGCCTGCTGACCCGCACCTTTTCCAGCTGGTGATTGCTCTGGTGCCATGGCTTCCCCAAGCTTTCTCAGGAATCGAGCAACGGCGACTTTATTACCAATACCTGTCTGAAGGTCTTTGATCAAAGCCTCATCCCCAAATGCATTGACCACTCGGTTGATGTGAACCATAGATTCGTCGAATGCTTCTTTTGTTGCAAAAGCTGGATCCGATTGGAGCGCTTTTAGGTCGGCATCCATCTGCGCTTTAATCTGAGATTCAAAAGCAGTGTATCCTTTCTTAAGTAGGTCTTCTCTCGACTTGATTAACTCTTCTGCCTGCGACTTGGTGAGGTTGTCTTTCTCTGCGATCTTGGCAATTTCTTCCAAGTCGGAGACGGACATGAGGGAGTCTTTTGGTAGCTCGAGGTCATAGTCCATTTCTTCTGCAGGTGCTGAAGCTGGTGGTGTTTCTGTGCTGGCCGCAGGAGGGGTCTCAGAGGATGGGGTCTGTGTCGGCGGCACTTCCGATGAAGTCTGTGATGTTGAGGCGGGTGCTGCTGCCGAAGCTTCGTTCGCCGCTGGTGCTGATGTCGCCGCGGGAGCCGTGCTCGTTGTCGTGGTAGTCGTTTCCGTAGTGTTCGGTGTCGTCGTCTCGCTCATCTTCCTTCTCCTCTTGTGTTGCTTTAAATGTAGCTTCCCGTTGCATTATTAAATATGCGTCTACTGAAGCTTCTATTATTTTAGATTGTATTGCAAGCCCAACCGATCGGCGACCTAATTGTCTGTGCGTTTCTTCTGGGCCCAAGGGCGGTATGTCTTGATATATTCCGCACTCGGATAGTATCTGCCACAGAAAACGCCTTCCGGCTTCGCTGCTTATCACATCCTGAACGTCTTGTTTCCTGGCTTCTGCCCGGTTTTTCTTTCTCAAATCCCTATTCATCCAATCCCCTAAACTTGTGAAGCAGTCATAAAGGTATCAAGAAGTGAGCCTTCTCCTACCTTAGATGCTGATAAATCCTTCGATATAGCTGCCTCTTGGGCTGCGACTTGTATTTGCTGTTGAGCTTGTTGCTGTTGTGCCATAGCTTCGCGCATTTCTGCAAACTCATCTTCGCTTGGAATAATGTTCGGATTGACCGCAACATAATCGCCAAACTCTCTGATCGCGGCTTCCCCACCAACCATACGAAGAAGAGATGGATCCTGTAAAGCAGCGGATATGTTTGTCGCAAAGCCAATGAATCTTTCGAGCGAGTTCATCTGGGATGCCTTCGCTGCTTGCGCCAAGATAGAAATATATTGCGGCTGCATTTGCTCGCCTTCCAAAATTCTTGGACGTGGAGGAAATCTGCCAGCTTCTTCTAGAATGGTTTGTCCATTAAAAATCAATTTACTGTTTTGGTCCTGATCTAGCTGGCCCATGACCGGCGATAGTGTTGCCAGTCTTTCTGCAGCTTTCTCGTCAATCTCTCTTGCAGACACGTGAGAAACTGTGCGCTCACCTGAAAGCATCATGAACAAGTCTTCAAAGAAAGCGCTTCGAACTGCCTGCACGTACTCTTGCTTGGCGCTCAATAGATCATTGATTCTCATATCAATTGCCATGGCAGGCTTGAAGCCGCCATTCTGCCAAGCCGCATCGTCTAGGTAGGTAATCCCGCCTGGAAGAATAGAGGCTTGGTGCCTGCGCATTGAAGCGTGCCCCATCATAGGAGGACGAATGCCTTTAGCCACGGCATCTAGTCTGTCTTTTTCGAGCTGCTGGATAGTGAGAATATCTGCCAGTGCCATGTCGCCAGGGGCCCCTGAACCAAAGTCTTCTTCAGCTGCGACTTCCCATCTAGGAATGATCACCGGAAAATAACTGTATCCGCTGACTCTAAGAAATGGTCTGCCATCCCCACCGCCATCTTTCTCGTTTCTAAATCCATTGTTGTATTGTGGAGGCATGTTGCCCGCAGTAGACACAACAAAGGTATAGCACTGAAATTTTTTATCTCTTGAGTAAAAGACAGGTTTTCCAGGCTTGTAATTTTTGTTTGGTAGAATCGTTTGGTTGATCACCACTTCTTGGTTGTAATCAGCATTGTCGTAGTACTGCTTAATCCAATTTGGAATGTTGGCCCACGTAGGCTTTCCGTCCGCGTTGGCTTCCGCATAGGAGTCGACGACTTGCTTGACCGTCATGACCGCATCACGTGTGAACATGATGGGATCCCCTTCTACGTTACACGCAAAAGAATAGGTGCCAATCATATAGTGGTAAAAATAAAACCCGTACTTCACATGGGGAAGCATGGCATAGGCTGCGTTTGAAAAAGCCCCAACGTCTGTGTAAGACATGGGTAGCACTCGGTAAAGGTTAGACAAATGGAAGTGGCTGTTAAGCGTGTTCTCCCCTGCCTTAAAGTATCTTCTAGCCTCCGAGTTCATGGCCTTCATTTCATTACTGACTGTCAGGTTGAACCATGGACGCGCTTTAGGTGTCGCCCCGTTAGACATCCCCGATGCAAAGATTCTATTTGATCGTCTTGCCTGGTCGGTGATTATTTTGAAATCTTTTCTTGAACCATCGTTTCGTTGTCCGCCTCTAGGCTTGTACTTATCCGGCGCGATCATCTGGCCCAGAAGCTCCCACTTGGGTTGCTGCTTAGCTAAGTTTTCGAATAAGGCTTGCCTTACTCTTTCAATCTCACCGAGTGTGTACATTATCTACCTCTGCGAACGCGACGGATTCTCTGCACTGCTTGCTCGCCAGATTCTTGAGGGCCCATTGATCGACCGTAGCCACCAATGCGCTCATCGTAAATGTCCGCGCCTGCCGGTGCCGATCGCTTTACCTTACGCTTACCCGTGTTTGCAGTCTCCATGGGTTGATCTCCCATGCCTCTTGCACCCACCATTGGCTGAGCTCCAATTGCCTGTGCCGTATCCATCATGCCTGAACCAGCTTGCTGTGCCGTTACCGCTGATGCCAACGGGCGATACATTGCCTCTTCAAGCTCCATGGCTTCAATAGCTTGCGCCACTGTCATTTCACCGCTCGATGCAGGTCTTGCGGTTTCATCTTTTCTTTTGCTTCTCGAAACTCTGGCCGTTGCCATGATAAATCCTTTTAAAAAGTTCCTGACATTCCTGCGTAAGCCCCGCCTCCAATGCTTGCAGTCGGCGCCGTCGATTGGGTGCCAGCTGATTGCCCTGCAGGAGGTCTTACGCCGATTGCATTGCCTGCAGCTAAATTTTGCTGCTGCTGTTGCATTCCAATTGATCTCATTACCATTCGCATGCGTGCTTGCTCGGCTTCTCGCTCTGCTTGTTTTTGTGCGTTTCTTTGACTTGATGCGAGTTTCCCACCCAATATGCCACCTGCCGCAAAGCCAATTGCAGCGCCTACCGGTCCGCCCATGGCAAACCCTGTCGCCGCTCCGGACATCCCGCCTTGCATGATGCTGTCTTCTGGTGAAATCACAAAAGCCCCCTATGATCTATAATTAGGTGCGTAATTTGAGTTTTTGTCAAGGTCTTCTTCACTTGACAGGTAATTGTTCTTGGGGCGGACCGTCAATTGGTGCCTTTCCCACGGCGGAACATTAGGGTCGTGCGCCGCGCTTGCATGGTCCGCAAAGAAGGATGCCGTCTCTACGTCCGCAAATGTTAGGGCCAGTGCATCAGCTCGGTCGGGTGATCGACCAATCCTAGCTTTGATCTGTTCTTTCTCTTCCAAGCGCATGACGCTCCCCAAAATATAAATCTTGGGTGCCATTAAGTCTGTCTTAAGGTGAGGGTCGTTGGGCAGCTTGCCACCTTTACGGACCCAATCGCGCATACGCACCCACATTTCAGTACGTTTGTTAAAGTATCGAAGCTTGTCCTGCGCAGAAGCATTGAACTTAACTGCTACAGTATCCATCATCAAGGTCGCCATGCCTAGTGAATCGACGACTGATGAACCATATCCACCCGTATCGTCGACAAATGTTCTCTCAATGCGACTCTCCTGCGCCATGAACTGAATCTTGCCTGCGACTTCCGGGCCGTTTAGGGAAGATGGCAGCAAGTCCATGGGGTAAGCCAAGAGCCCACGTCGTCTGGATAGGACTGTAGAATCCGTACCACCCCTCGCCACGTCCACGCCGAGTCTGTGTTGAGCATTGCTCACACTTTTCTCTGGAATGTCGCGCTTCATGGCAAGATCAATTTCCTCTTCCGTCAAAAGTAGCTGTGATGAAGTCGTCGGGTATTGCCCCAACACGTTCACTTGCACCCATGGATGATCACGCCCGTAGAGGTTAATCTGTTCTTGGGCCCACTCTTTTGCCACCAGTGGTGAACGCTTGGGATCTTCCGGGTCGCCGGTAATCCGGTACGTCGCCCACTTCTGTTCAAGCGTACCTTTTGTGGCACGATAGATAATTCCTGACGGTTGTTCAGCGTTGGCCGTCACAATCAGCCTGGCTCGCTTGTGAGATGAATCACCTGTTGATAGTGCCGCATCAGCTGTACTGAATACCGCATCTGGAATCATACCGCCTTCATCAATTGCGAACATAACGAAGTCGGAGTGAAGTCCCGCAAGTGCAGAAGCCTGTTGATTCTCGTCCGCCGATTTGGGAAACGATCGAGCGTCGATAAAACAGTATTCTTCTTTTTTCTTCATTGTGATTTTCTCAGTCCCTCCGTTCGTGGAGATCGTGAGAAGCTTGGAGCGGTCTCGAGCTCTTGATAATTCCGCCCAAAGGTTAGACTTAAGGTGATCTTTCGTGATCGACAAGACCGCAATCTTAGGGTCAATGCCCGTAATAAAGAAATGCCAGATAATTGACGCAAGGAATGATGTGTTGTGTGTTACTATAAAATCATTTGTAAGGTAGCAATGTGACTTATGTTCAACCGTTATGCACACTGACTCTTCTTGGCGGACTTTCTCCACGCTTTTAATTGTTCTGGAAAGATATCTGGACTGCGTTGGCTTACGCCACAGCTTTGCTTTTCTTGGAAGCTTGAAAGGATTTATTGACATTGTGACTCTAACACGATAGCAAATTCGGTGCTCAACCCCATTAAGCTTTCCTTGCTTTTGTTTAATACTAGCTTTGCCTCCGAGCGAGCGCACTAGCCATTGAACATCCAGGGCCAGCTGATGGCTTACGCTAGAAAACTCGCAGCCTTTTGCATGGGTTGCACATATCGTTCCATCTGCATCCATTAGTCCTCGAAGGAGCTCGGTCCTTTGCCTAACTGAAGACTCCATGTATTTTCTTGGTATTGATTTTTCCCATGATCTTTTACCTAAAACGCCTTCTTTTCTAAGCGCCACTCTAAGTCCTTGCGGATTGTACGTAGGGCACTTACTTTTGTCTTTTGCATTTGGTTTGTTTGACCAGTAACCAAGCCTACATATCTCATCAACTAGCCATAAATCCGCAGAGGTTATCTTACCTCCTGGACTCCCATCGCCTAACCATACACCCATCACGTAAGGATCCACTAGTAGCTTTGCTGCTTTGTAGTGGGCTGCTCCTTGCTGCGGTATTTGCCACGGGTAGTAATCCAATTTACCCATTTTTTTAACAATACCTACTTCCATGATTTGCTCTAGGCTCATCACCGCCCAAGTTTTTTTACGCTTTTCTGTAATCCCACGTACTTTCCATAGATGCTCTTTGCCGCACTCAGTACTAGAGCCATCGTCAAATGTCACTCGGTAGACGTCTTTAATCCCTTGCGGATACACTGCCGTAACCTTAGTTGGCGTCCCGTCTTCTGCAAAAACTTCATCGCCGACTCTTAGGTCGCCAAATGCCCGGTTTCCTTTTGGCGTAGGCGTTATTGTAGATATCGGCTGCTCTTTCCCCACGCCCTTTGACGCCACCATCGCAAGTCGCGGGTTATCAATGTACAGCTGCGCACATTCAGCCTGCCACTCAAGCGGCGTATAATCCAAAACGTCACGCATGAATATCAGCGGACGGTGACGCCAGAGCTTCATAACCTTGGATTCATCCAGGGCTATAGCATCTTTGTTGAGGTAGCGCTGTATATTTGGTGCCTCGATCATATAAAATCGCTTAGAGACGATTCTGGCTCGTCTGAGAGGGGTTCTGATGGATAGCTCAAACGCTCGCTGTGGATCCTTTCGTACTCCGCCTCAATCGCTTCGAGCTCATCGTCCGGCGTTAAGAATGATTGCCGTACTATTTCTGATACCGTCACCTTGCCGTCGATCTCAAGTTTGTCGACGAATAAACCTTGTCCCTTGGCCAGCATCTCGGAAGCCTTTAGTCGGTGTTGAATTGCAATGTTCTCTTTAGGCTTAGGCACTCCATACGAATCTTTTTCCTCAAAGGCATGCGCATCTTTGTTTTTCATGATGTCAGTCCAGAAAGAAAATATCTCGTCACGATCTGCCACTGCTGCCTGGGATTTAATCATGTACTTCTGACGCTCCCGCATCGCCTCGATCACCAGCGGGTTCTGAAGGAGCTCCTCGCCTCTGCGACGTAGGGCCGCATCGTTGCCTGAATAGCCCGCAATCCTACACGCTTCGATTGGACAGCCAACAAAAGCGTCCACGAAGAGTCGTTGCATCTTCGATAGTACGGGCGGCGATTTAATCGGGGGTAGCGTCTCCATTGTATAATTGTAGGGGGCGGAAATTAATTTTGCAATTTTAAAATTTTTCGGACGGGGGTGGGGGGTCTTTCGTGATCGTAACATTTTTCTGATACCACCACGTTTTCTGCGTTACTATTTTTGTTGAGCAGATACAGGGTGTGGTCGTCCTGTAATCCATTATCGTCCGAATGCCAATGTGGTCGTCCTGTAATCCATTATCGTCTTAAAAATGGAACGCTCTAATATCGATGTGAAAAATTTGAACGGGGGTGGGTATACGACCACCGCGGCCGCAGCGAAAGGGGGGACGGGGGTGGGCTGTTCGCACGGCTAGGCGGGGTACCCTGTGCACACCACGCACACCACGCACACCACGCACATGATGCATGCCGTCGCTTAACTCTCCGCGTTACATACAGCATGACGCGATGTCCAGCGCACACATGCCGTTAACGCAGTGCTAGTGAATTATCGTCGACTCTCCGCGCATATGTCGAGCGCGGAGAGTCGAACGTGCGTGACGTATATGGTTGCCGTGCCGATGCGTGCACGTTCTCCGCGCCTCAACTTCGACAGACGTGTTCCAATAACGATACGTTTTCGTTGCATGCGTGGAACGATTGCACTCTAAAATGCGTGGATCTCGTAAGCCATTGAAATCTCGTCGTCACATATTTACGACGCCGAAAACGCCGATAATTCTGTCTCATATGCTGGACGAAATGGCAGGGTAAACTCAATGATTACACAGTGTTAGGTGCGATTTTGGGTAGTTTCGTTTTGGCACAGGGCGGTAAGTGTTGAATAGTACGAGACAGTCAGGTTCTTCGATTTATAGCATTTTTTTTGAAGCATATTAGAAAAAATGGACACGGAGCGTTAATATGGGTAATAACGTACAAAACGCCGTAGCGTAATTGGAACAGTACGAACGTAGTACCATATATTATTCAAAATTAGTAAGGATATAATGTTATAGGTACAAACAAGGTTACATCCCTGTATTATTGAGAACTTAACACACCGACCTCCGTGAACTCAATAATATCAACTACTTAACCGTTCCCTCGTTCCATTTACGATACGGCAAAACGTGCCACGCGCACCCTTAAGCGCCACGTAACTCTGCGTCAATACTACGCTATTGAATTATTTTCATTATATCGACGTCATGCGCTTGACAGTCCATCCGATACGCACTATTGTACTATTGCGCACCGCTTGGATGCGCTCTGACAAACAAAACACAGGAGAAAACAATGGCAAAAGGACAGATTAAGCTCGGACTAGGCGACAAAACAACAATGGTTTGGCAAGTCATGATCGCAATGGTTGCCGCTGGCATTCAGCGCTTCGACTCTAAACTCTTTTTCGAAGAAGCGCGAAACGCCCTAGACCTTGACCACTACGACCGCGCGCAGATTCTAGCCGATTGGGCCAAGGTAAAAAGCACGTTCACCATTGAGCAAGCGATCGAGAAAAGCAAAACCCAAGACTTCACTCAATTCTAATATCAGGAGAAAACAATGCCTTTATGCAAAGAGACCATGATTCGCAGCTATTCAAACATATCCTTTAGCCCTGAACGCAGAGGCGAGTCAGATTTTAACTACTACACCGAAATGCTGGCAACCGACCTTGCTACACTCGGCGAGAATCAAGGCAACTATGAACGCAAGTTCGTTGAGCGCGTTATGTTGATTTATCACAGGCAAGCTCGTTGCGCCTCTGCCATGATCACAGGCCCCGCAAACTTCCCCTTCCGCAAGAACCAAAAGAACAACGAAGCCCAAAGACGCGCAGAGGACGACTTTACACACTGGCGCAATAAGTACTTTAAGGCCGTAAACCGAGTGAGAACCCTTTCACCAGAGGCAGAGATAGACAAAACGCTCAACGAGATTGATGACCTCACAGCACGAAAGGAAACCTATAAAGCCGCCAACAAGTTAAAGACGCGTGAGGAACGCGAAGCCTATTTAATTGAGCACTACAAACTCGGCGAGCGCGAAACGCGCTACCTTGATAATGCTGGACAGTTCTTGCCCTTTCCCATTGACTCAATAACCTTGAAGATCAGAGAGCGCAAAAAGAAGCTTGAAATCATGAAAGTCCGCAGCGCTCGTAAAGCTACGTTTGAACCCATAGCATTCGACGGCGGATGCATCACAATCGAAGAAGATAGAGTAATGATTAAGCACGACGACAAGCCCGAAAGAGCTGTAATCGACGCAATCAAGGCACGTGGCTTTCGTTGGTCGCCAAACTTTAAGGCATGGGTGCGCAAGCATACTGGCAATGCCCTGTACGACGCCCAACAAGTCATAAAAACCAGCATATAAAAACCGGACAAACAAAATGGTACTAACACCCACTCTCACACTGTCTAAGCCCAAGCGCCATAACGTGCGCACCATGAACACGCTAGTCCTTGAGCAGATAGTGGCAAATGATGGCTACAATGAAGCGCACACACGCGACTATGGACCTCAATTGCCCGAGATTATCGACGAACTAAACCGCCGCCGCGAAAAGCAACACAAGATCGCGGCGGCAAAATTACTCAAAAAGCTCAATGACCCCAATTTTGAACTCGCCACACATGGTAGAACTTGCGCCGACTGCGCCCAACACTTCGCACCCAATCAAGTCGAAGCTAACTTTTATACTAAACGTGGCAAGTATCGCCGCGAATGCAAAGACTGCACCAAACGCCAAAATAATGAACGTAGACAGCTCGCTAAGATTAACCTTAGTGAGATCCCATTTTAAAAAGGATGAAATTATGCAGAAGGTGAACATCATTAAAAGAATACAGCCCAAGGACATCGTTGAAGGCCAGGCCTACCACTACCTACGAAAGGGAGCTATCAGCAAAGGCGACGCCGTTCAATGCGAAGAATGCGGAAAATGGTGCACTGTTAACTCAGTAGGCATCGCAAGTTTTGGAGTAGATGAAATCAACATAGAGATCGCCGAAATAACCGATCAAGAACTCACATACAACGAAGAACTAGATAAATGTGTCTGTGAAGATTGCAATTAAAAGGACTGAAATCATGAAAACAAAGTATATAATTAAAGACTGGATGAGCAACATCAAGTCCCACGGCGAAACTTTCGACACATTCGAAGATGCGGGGGAACACGTGTACCAAAATGCTGAAGGCTGTCAGGACGGCGATTACTCAGACTTTTATGTCGATGAAATTGAGGAGAACTAACCATGAGCACAATGACCCGCATGAAGCTACTACATTTCTACATGAACAACCCCATGCTAGATGAGGAGATTGACTACGAAGATCAACTGACTCGTTTTAATCACCTACACGGGCAGATTATTGAAATGACAGAAGAGGAAGCCAAACAACTTTTAGAGGATAATGAAGCATGAAAAACCAATACAAAATGATCGCATCGTGCCCCATCACAGATACCCACATCCGCGAAATGATCGCCAAGTGTTTCTACAACAAACCCGAAAACGCGGCTTATGATCTTACATCAGGCGAGCTGATTGTTGGCGCGCAGATCATGACCGGCTGGCGCATCGTAACCAAGGGCAAAAGAGCGCGCTTAGAATTTAAAATTGGAGAGACACCATGAACAAAAAAGCCATGATCGCCGAGTGCGTTCAGTACATCCTAGACCAAGACCATGAGCGCGAAGATTTAATCAACCGTTTATTAGTTGATGCACGAGACTATAAAGACCGTGGATACAAGCGAGCGGACATCAAGCATTTACTGCATGAGTGCCGTGAAAACCACATTTTCTACATTGCTAAATGTCTCGCCCACGGCAAGCGCCACGCCAACAGTGCCATGCGCTCATGTATCGCTGAAGTCATGGAAGCACTATGAGCACAGAAAAACACTACTCCATTGCCTACATCCAAATCGACGGCATCATGAAGCGCAAACGCATGCGTAAGATTCACCACATCAGAATCGCCGATTTCCCATCGAATCATTTCTTCAACGCTGATCAGGTACAAACCCTGGCCAAGAAAGCGTGGGCCGTGGCGGAAAAGCAGCTTAAGTGTTTCTCGCCCACAGCTAAACTCGTACTCGCTCCGGCCACATCAATCGGAGAAGGTGAGCAGGAAATTGAGATCGTGAAACTTGCGCACACTGAACACCTGGCCACCATAAAGAGGAATTTATGAGAGAACCAATTAAAGACACGTACAGCAAAAGCCCCGTGACGATCATTCGTATAGGCTTTAAAGGACGCACTAATTGGCAGCCTAAGCCGTTTTACCAGACCGTCGACATCTTAGAGCTGGAAGGACACAAAGAGCTGTCAGAAGCCCAAATTGAGAAGCTCAAGATACATGCAGCGACATGGCTTGCGGAGAGTGGCTGGATGCTAAACCCCGAAGACCACGCGATGCTCGTTTCAGTCATTCACGGTCATAAGATCGTGGAAGTCAGATATTTTCTTAACGCAGATAGTCGAAAGAACTTGCACACTAGCATATTTAGAGCGCACGCAGACAGTTGACTTGAGTGTTGAATTTATGGCACATTTATTTTGAGGAGACATTTACATGAAAAAAGCACTAGACCCACACATCTTACGTCTGGTCCGCAAAGAAATTGAGTTTCAAGCGGACACACTAGCACCAGAACAGTTTAAGGATTTTGATTCATTCTTTGCAGAAGTCAAAGAGATGAACAAGATTGACGATGAGTGGGACGCTAATTTTTATCGACCATATTTTGAAAGCATTTACAAAGGTAACAAAACAACAGCGGAGACGACATGGAACTGATCATCGGACTATTTTTAATGTTTGGCGGTATTGGTCTAGCCGTAAGCAATGACGCCGACAAGAAAGGCTTCACACCAATATCGAAGCAAACCAGAATCGTGGAGCAAAGCCGCGAAGTGATTTACAGCGAACAAGTCTTACAGGAGTGGAAGTAGTGGGCGAGATAAAAGAGATTTCAACTAGCACCACGTTCATGAGAAAGAACGGCATCCACAAAATGTACCAGATGCCCAGCGGTAGACGCTTCCGCATTCGTATCCGTGGCGCTCAAGCCAGAGTCGAAGTCAAGGAAGTCGGTGAGCGTCGATACAAAAGATGGAAAGAGTTCGCCACGGCAGCAGAAGCGCAAGTGGCGATCTTCTACATCAAAAGTGAGAAGGAAACAAAATGAGCAAGCTCAGCAAACTATTAATATGCTCCATAACCCTTGAAGCAATCAGCAAGGCATCAGCAGACTATCAGATCGACCTCCCTGTTTTCATCGACGACATGGAGAAGGCTTGCATTGAGCGTGCCCTTGAAATCCACGACGGAAATAAAACAAGAGCAGCGAAAGCCTTGACCATGAATCGCACCACACTCTTGGAGAAGATGCGCCGCTATGGTTTGAGGCAGGAAAGAACCCTCAAGGAAAAGGAGGAAGTTTTGAACGCGAGACTTGATAACGTGCGTGCAAAAGCACAGCGAATTTATAATAGCCTAGTAGGATCCACCAGCGCAGAGCTGGCAGAAAAACACTTAGACCGTGCTTTAGATGCAATCGACGAGCGCAATCTTTCTAAGGCCCTTGATGCCTTGGATAGCTTAGAGGCTTTGAGTAAGGAAGTGCTCGGATGATTACTTTCGATTTAATACTAAACAATGAAGCTGAAGATTCTAGAATCTGGGATGATGCCTTGATCAGTGTAAAGACTGCTAAGCCTTTACGAGTACTATTGAAAGGCTTGATGAAGGAGCATTTCAGGAAGCGCCCAGATCACGCCTTATACTACAAAACATTAATAAAAGCTGAAATTAAATGGACTAAGATCGTTACGACGACCACATTGAATTGCCCTGGATTTAATGTGAACGCTAAGGCCATTGATCGCATGCTTGACAGTGACTTAACTGAAAAGATTATCGATGCGTTCATTCAAGTAACCCATAAAAATATTTTAAAGATGCGCCCATCGCACATCCTAATCCAAGTACTGGACTTGCTTGGAATGAAATCGACCGAAGTAGCAGCAGACTCAATACTGGCACATGACATTAAAACGATTCTTAAAGCTATCCGCACATTTGCTGAGTTCGGGCATATATCAAGTGAGACGCCTTTCTCAGATGGCAGAGGCTCAGTGCTCGTACCACCAGCAGGATACCACGACCTAACAGCAGACCAAGTGAAAGAAAAAATTGTGAACAACTATAAACTTGCGATCATCGCATTCGCCGAGGAGGGCTACAGATGGAATCCGTAAAATTTAAAGTAATGAGAATGGCAACCATGGCAACAAAGATTAAGAAAGCAATGGATTTTATCGCAGAGAACAATCAGATCGAGACAGTTGTTCAAATCCAAGGACCAACTATCAGCGATAACGAGGCGGAAGAAGAGTACATGGTAAGCTTCATTCCATTCTCGGAGTAATCATGGTTTGGGATTGGGCAGATCACGAAGCCACCAAGTACGCCAACAGCAAGGCGGACGCTGCGGACTACACTATGCTTAGAGAAGAGTGGTGCAAGCACTACAATGCTCATTACGATGGGCTTAAAGGGGCAGAAGCACGCATTCTTTTTCTCACGGCGAGAGTAGTGGGGCTAGAGAAGGAACTAAAGAAAAAAGACCAAGCTCCGATAGTGGACTTGGGATCTTTTATATAAAATTGAGGAGACGACATGAAAACAATTGTAATCAAAACACAAAAAGAACTAGACTTGCTACCCAAATCCTTCGGGGTATACACTGTGATAGAAATTCACTCAACGGATTGGATCAGAGTCGTAGCTCGGGAAAATAGCAGAGTCGTAGCTCGGGAAAATAGCACAGTCGAAGCT